CATTACGAAACTTTTGCTTGCCCTTCTTTTTGCCGCTCATGGACAGTGAAGGGTGATGTAGGTGCATACTCATTTTCCAACTCCGATAAAATTTCTCAAATCACGCATTGCATCTTCTCGACCTGCTTTGTAGGCATCATTTAATGCACTGGCAATTCTCCAACCGGACCATTCTTCTTTGCGAATGACATAGGTCCGAAAGTTGTCGCTTTGAAAATGTTGCAAAAGGATATCACAAGGCTCACTGCCATTGTCGTTATCTTCTTCTCGAGTGCAATATTGTCGTGCCATTATTCCGTCTCTTCTTTACTGTAGTCATGCCATTGATTTTTATAAATGTCCCAGTGACGACTATCGTGGAACCCAAGATTTAATTGATAACCAAACAGTGCCAGTTCAAGTTGAACACCTGCATGATCCTGACAAACAGTCCATTCGAACTCAATGCGGAACAGTTCAGAACTTTTCATAAACTGCACTTCCCAGTACTTGTGCTCGAACGGAGTCTTGCCGTACTTGGTCCAAAGGCTATCAAAGCGATTCCACCATTTAGGATTGCGGATATTGACGTTAAAGTAGATCATTGTTCTACAGTAGTAGTTTCGGTTGCTGTAACGGCTTGAATAATTGCCTGCACTTTTTTAGGCAAACCTGTGAAGCGTAGTATTTCTCCTGTGTCTCGGATCTTAAACGATCCTGCAACTGCCCAGATTTCTTTGCCGTCTGCTGCTGTGCCTGCAAGTTTACGAACTACACCGTTGGTAATTCCGTCTTTAGAATCTCGCCCAACAGACCACATATATGTAGCATTGTTTCCTTGCCACTTGTATTCATTGCCACTGTTATTAGTGCAATAAGATTTAAGTGCTGCAAGTGTATTGGTTACTGACATAGTATCTCCTCTAATAGCACATTATACTATAGAGTAGGTTTTATGTCAATTGTAGATTTTACCAAAAAGAAACCCGCCGAAGCGGGTTCTTTGAGTTTCTGTTACGAGGTATTTCTTACCCTAGGAAGCCTTTATCAAGCTGCCAATGCGAACTGTGAGTCGTTTGCGATTACTTTGATTTCTTCTTTTTACATCGTTGCTGATGTGCTGTCCACTCTGTTACTCTTTGCCCTGTCGAAACCATGGCAGGCCCATCAAAAGCATACTATTTGAGTCTTAAAACTCGGTCATCTTTCAGCAGATTATCTAGAATCTTCTGCTTATGGAGCCTAGTATACTTTTGGTGGACCTGGCGGGAGTCGAACCCGCGTCCAGAACACTTTTCTCTTTGCTTCATACAGCAATAACTTTTACTTACTCCGTTTCCGAAGATGTGCTTTTGCAGCACGTTTGGCCATAGTCTTAACAGACTTAGCACGAGGTTTAGACGGGGTCAATTTACGCATAGCCATAACATTCTCCAAAAGTTAAAAGAAATCAGTGAACTTCCCAGGACGTGTGTGGCCTTCACCAAGCCTAACAGTCTTTCACTGCTACAACCTGCTATGCAAGTTTACTCCTGCGAAAGTATAGCTAGTATAACTTCTAAAATATTTATTGTCAAGCGTAGTAGTTTGTCAAACCAGGTTTGTATGCAGGAGATTCTTTAGGATAGTAAGTTAACAACTGTCCACGTTGTTTTGACAACAAACGATTGTAACTCATATGCAACCAAATGCTGTTGCCGTGCTCAAATATCAACTGATCTACTGGCAAGTTTTCAGTTATCCATTTTGCAATGGGTGAATAGTCAGCAGGACTAATTCCAACCCACTGAACATCAACTGCCATTCCTATGTTATGTTGACTGGTACCTGTGCCTTTTCTAAATCCACTGTTGATACGCAGACCTGGATACTTTGCTCGTAACGGTTCAAGTATATTAACTGCTACTCCTTGCATATTGCTCAGTATGTCGGGGATTGTTAATCCGTTTTGAGCAACAATATTGTGAGGGAACAGTGTTCCCGCAGACAAGTCTTTAATAGTATAATTGGCACTGAGCTTTTGATTGTAGTCTATTGTATCAGTAAACACATCAGTAACTGCTACTCCTGATGTAACCGATGTAGATGATGTTATGTTAGTAGAAGTGGTTGATACTAATGAATTATCGGTAACTCCCGGAACATCTGTTCCTTCACCATCGTCATTTGGTGCATTAGATCCTGCTTCGTCGATAATTGATTGTGCAAAAATCTGCTGGAAAGGATTGTCGGAGATATAAACGCCACCTATAACTGCCGATGTAGGCCCCGGTTGATCCCAAAGAGCAACAGGTACATTATTAACAAAGACATTACTACTGTGGTAAACGTCTGCAACGTGTGTTACACCGTGAACTACGGCACCTTTTACGTATGGCATTTTATGTCCTTATTGGAATTTAGGCATGTATGAGGTGACCGTGTTAATATCTGCTACCAACCTCTCTATGGTTGCTGTTGATGCTGAAAACAAATCGAGATTTTGATTATACCAACTATATATTTCAGTAGGTCTTGTCCAATCATATGATGACTCGACTCTAACACCTGTACTGGTAGATAATGAACTAATGGTAGACAAGCTGCTCGATATGCTTTCGAGAGAAGTGGCAATTCTTTCTAAATATACGCTATAGTCGTATGCTATCGAAATACCACCTGTACCGGTAGAAACTATTGTTGGTTCCATATGTATTGATCTCTAAATCAATATTTATGCCAATGCAATACCCGTAGTTCCTTGCATATACTGATCAGCTGCGTCCTTCTTACTTGGAACCATAACAAAGTAGTGCTCGCGCTTTAATGTAATAGTGTCTTTGTCTCCTAAGAAGATCCAAGGAATCATTCCAAGCCCGCCGCCGCTCATTGTCAGTGCCAACGGACGATTGATTTTGATCTCAGTGTCGGATTCTTTGTCTAAACGGGCAATGATTTCGTCACCGTTGATTAATTTGATACTTACTACATCGCCTTCTGCGATTGGTTTTTGAATTAACATGTTGTTCCTTTTATAGTTCGCCACTTTGGGCTAATTTTAGCATCAAGCTATAATTTTCGTATGCTTTTTTTACTGCTGCGTATTTGTTTCGAAGATATTTTTCTTCTTCTTTCTGTTCCATCACTGCCGTAAACATATTGTAGTGGCCGGTTCGTTTTGCATTATTAAAAACTTGTTGTTCAAACTCTGCAATACGTTCCAGTTCGCTTTCTGCAATCTCTACAGTATATAATGGTTCTGTATCACGCACAACATCGATATGACTTTGGACCATATCAAAGTTTCCGGGATCTCTAAAAAAATTTAGATTAACCTTGTGATAGACATGTGCTCTTTTGTTGGTATCAAGCACACGAATTCTATGATCTGAACAGAATTTCTTTATATTATCGGAGTTGTTCATTTTCTGGGTATACTGGCTATTTCGCTGGCCCTGCGCTTGTTTTCTCTTTCGAGCAGTGCCAGCCTTTTAGACAAGCTGGTAATTATTGCATTTTGTTTTGCAACCAGCTTTTCAAGTGTTTCGATTCTCTTATCAATCATTTTTAGATGGAAGCTCGCACAATGCTTCTAATGTTTTGTAGTTTTCGTAAGCACGCTTTAACGCTTCGAAATGTTCTAACTTAGCAGGATCCGGGACAAGAATAGACAGGCGTTGGTTGATTTTATCCATATATTCGAGAATGCTAACGCCTTTGATTTTAACATCACCGTCGAATTCTGCATCACCAACTATTTTTAAACTTTTGTCAGCAGTTGTAGTTCCAGCAGATGAAAACGTATAATTTGCATTGCCATAATAGTTGCCCGAACTACCATTAGCTCCAATTGCTGAATTAAGTGTTCCCCAAGTTGGGGAAATATTGTTATTGTAGATAGATGTTGTGTATTTTGACATATCGATCTTAGCATCTTCGAATTCGGCGTCGGGTATTGTTATAGTGATATTATCTTCAGACATATTATTATGCTAGTTTTGCACGCAACTCTTGAAATCCGCCGACTAATACATTGTCGATAAAGATCTGCGGAACAGTTCTTGCATTTGGAACTGCTTCCATTAGTTGTTCTGTAGTCCAGCCTTCTGTGATCTTACGTTCTTCGTATTCGACACCTTTAAGCGTCAACAGTTTCTTTGCCTGCTCACAGTAGGGACACTGTGGTTTACTCCATACAATTGCTTTCATTTTGTCATTTCCTTTTGTAAATCTTTGAATTCGTTCAACATGTTTGCTGTCATCTCAGATTGCTCTTTTCGTAGTCGATTATTCGTAGCACATTCGTTGGCAAGTAACTCTTTCATGCGAGCAAGTTCTTTAGATTCTTTAGCGTGCTTGCTTTCTTCTTTCTTACGTGGAGCAACTTCGATCATGCAAGGACTATCAATTTTATTTGCCATAACGTGAGCACGATTGCTCCAGTCTAATAACTTATCGCTCAACCAATCTAAAAATTGAACACGTAGACATTTTTCCTTGGCTTCGATCTTCTGTAGCTTGGCCCATACATTTTTTAAATCTTCTTTGCCGGCATCTATTTCTTTAGAATCTTGAGATAATACTCGTTCTTTTTTCTTTAGAGACTCTAACGTTTTTTGAGCGTATTCGTCACTTCCCCAGGACGAGTAAGTCTTATTTTCTATGTTGTGTTCTAACTCTTTAATCTTGTCGCGTGTTTGTTCTAATAATTCATTTCTCATAAATTTCTTTATAGATCCGGTAGTTCTTCATAACTTACTACATCTGACATAACGCCAATGACGTAGTTTGTTGATTCTGTTTCTTGTAGAGCCGACTGCTTCTTATTGATATTGACATGTTTATTAAACCAAGGAATGGGACTCTGCTTAGGGTGTTCGCCTAAATACTTGATACCAATTTCTTTCAAACGTGTAAAAGCTGTGTAGTCAACAAAGTCACTGAGGATGGCGGCATTAAGACCGATAACTGGGCCCAACTTAAACAGATAGGTTGCCCAATCTTTTTCTTCTTGAATAACTTCCAAGTACATTGCATACACTTCTTCGGCACACTCTTCTTCAAGTTTTACAAAATCTGGATCATCTTTGGTTACATTATTAATCAACCAAGCTGTCCATTCTGTATGCAACAACTCGTCTTGTAAGATCAAAGAGATGATGTTACCGTTGCCAATGTAGATCTTGTTCTCGACCATGGCCAATGATGTAGCAAAGCTAACCATAAAGCGTAGTGCTTCAAGGGCATAGCTGGCGTGCAGTGCTAACCAAATAGCCCGCTTGTGAATCATTGTGTCAATTACTTCGCCCAACTCCTTGCGACAGTTTAGGATATGTAACGCTTCATAGTAGCGGCCAATGTTTGCAGCCATTCCAACAATTTCCTGTGTATCATGGATCTTGTTGAATTCCTCTTTAGGTACTCCATACACATTACGAATAATGTGACTGTAAGATTTTGAGTGAATATTGGTTTCAAAGAAACTCCAATTGCTTACTAATGCTTCAAGTTCGGGAATACTGATAACAGGACTGAAGACTTGGTTAGGTGCCCTGCCTTGAATAGAATCCAGTGCAGTCTGACGTAGCAAGTTACTGGTGAAAATATGTTTCACGGCATCGCTTGCTTCTCGGTGATCCATCTTATCTTTTGTTAGAGTAACTTCTTCTGGTTGCCAAAAGAACCCACGGGCGAGTTCTTCGTACTTAGCAATCTTGGGATACTTGACTTCTTCAAAACGCTGAACAGTAACTGGACCAGCTGGGTCCAGGAACATCTTACGTTTGAGATAGTTTGTTTGTTTTGATAAGTTGTATTGTTCTTTGCTCATTTTAGTAATTTCCTGATGCAAGTACTATCTTGCAAATATGTTCAAGTCGTTCGATGTGCTCATACGCACGCCACGGGCTTGTGTCAATGGCGACTACGCCATGTCCTTTGATACCTACAATATCGTAAGCAATGTTTCCTTGCTCATCTAACTGTAAATTCTCATGGCAACGGTCAGCAAGTTCTTGACTAATAGGAGGAACATCCCCGACATTTGGTGCTACCTTTGTGTAACGATTAAGTTCGGGAAATGCATTGCTGATAGTGCTAAGATCAATGCCGGCGTGCATAGCGGCAATACAGTATGTTGGATGTACGTGAACTACTACTCGAACATCGTCTGAATGTTGCCCCATGTTCTTTTGCAAACCGAAGTGCAACGGCAGTTCACCGCTGGGTTTTAAATTAGCACTGATGTCAGAGTATGGAAGTTCGAGTGCAACAGGGCTTATATGACTGCCGCGACTAATTCCAATCTTCTTAAACTGATCAGGTTGCAGTGTCTGTTTACGCACACCCGAAGGTGTGATGTAAAAGTGGTCACGATCGTGATGGCGTATGCTAACATTACCATCACGACTGGTGATCCAATTGCGCTTGTAAGCGTCTACCATTATATCACAAATTGTTTCTAACATTTTAATTGTTGTAATCTATTACTAATGCACCATCTTCCAGTGCTACACGTTCGATACCATCTGATTCCAAGAGGCTGTCAGCCTCTTGTTCTATTTCTACGGACTCAGTAATACCGTAAAATAATAAATGAGTCCTTATCTTTTCTAATGTAGTCAGCATATTAAAGTTTGCAAGCTTCGCAGTCTGCATCATCTTCATATATTAGCACATTGTCTGCTGCATTTACAAAGTTTTTGGTAACATTAGGCAATACTGAAGTGTTATTAGTATTTGTAACACTTTCTTTAGCACCTACTTTGTTAATTAAGCTATAATACACAGTCTTAATTCCCCACTTGTATGCAAGCATCAAGTTCTTGGCAATCAATGTACCTGGAACTTTACGATCTTTTTGTGGGTCCGAATTTTCAAAGTGAGCAGGATTATAGAATGTATTTGTTGACAAACTTTGATCAATGTATGCAGCAAGCACGGCACTGGTCTTCAAATAATCAACACAATCCTTTTGATCCCACATTAACTGATAACGGTTCTTCAGACGTTTGTATTCAGGAACAACCTGTACAAACGATCCAGCTTTTGATTCCTTAACAGAAATCAATTCCATCGGCATTTCAATTCCGTTGGTGGAGTTTAGAACAACGGAGCTGGATTCAACTGGTGCAACTGCCATTAGAGTGGCATTACGAATACCGTACTTGATCATATCGGCACGCAATGGCTCCCAATCTAAGCTGGGTGTAAAGTCTGTAAGTTCATTAACACCTGCTGCTCGGCGTTCCCAAGGAAACACTCCTCGACCATAAAATGTTTGAGCAGACTTCTTACAAGCACCACGCTCTTTAGCCAGTTCAACTGATGCTTCGGTGAGGTAGTATGCTTGATGTTCCATCCAACGCTTGACTTCTGCAAGTGCTTCTGGAGTACCGTACTTGAAGTTGCGGCGTGCGTGCCAGTAAGCCAAGTTAGTAACGCCTACGCCCAATGGTTCGAAATCTAAGTTAGCCAAATGACTTTGAACAGACAGGAAATCTTGATAGCTTAACAAGTTACTCAAGCTACGAACTAACACACGGCAAGCCTTGCGCATATCTTGCGGATTACGGAACGAGCCCCAATTAATAGATCCCAGTGTACATAACGCAATGCGTCCTGATTCGTCTTCAATTCTTTGGAATGGACGAGTTGGTAATAGAATCTCTTGGCACAAGTTACTTTGATAAATTGGATCGAGTGTTGTATCAAATGGTCCTTGATTAATAACGTTGTCGATGTTAACAAGATAGATACGTCCTGTGTCTGTGCGCTCTTTTAGAATGCCTGCTTTAAAAATGCTGTCTGCTGTTACAACTTTCTTCTTAATGGATTTGTCCATTTCATACTTTAAGTATAAACGTTCAAACTCTCCGTTGTTGCGATAGTATGCTTCATACAAGTCCGGTACTTCGCTGGGATCAAACAGGCTCATCATTTCGCCATTCTTATAGCGATTCCAAAACATCTTATTGACGACTACGGAATAATCCATTTGACGAACACGAGTTTCATCAGTTCCTTGATTGTTCTTTAGTACAATAAGATCTTCGAACTGATAGTGCCAAATAGGAAAAGTAACGGTGCAAGAAGCATTACGAATACCGCCCTGTGAGCAGCTACGCAGGTCATAGAACCATTTCTTTAAGAATGGTACTAAGCCCGTATGTTTGATCTCCCCGTTGCGAATTGGGGCACCTAAGGGGCGAATTCTGCCAATTTCCAGGCCAATTCCGGCTCGTTTTGAGGCATATTTGGCCATCATTTCGCCTGCGGCGAAGATAGAATCTAATGTGTCATCTGCACTGATCAATACACACGAACTGAACTGTTTAGTGGGGGTTCCGAGCCCGGCGAGAACAGGAGTTGCCAGTGTAAAGTCTCCTTCACTGGCTGTTTCGTAATACTCTTTAACCCACTTTAGTCTTGTGTCCGCTGGTTCGTTATGGAATGCTGTTGCTGCTGCAATTGCATAACGCACTTGGGGAGTTTCATAAATCTGCCCTGTAGCTCGATTTTGAACAAGATACTTTTCGCATAGCTGTGCAATGGCCGCATATGTATATCGCTCATCTTTACTGTGATCGATGAGTAGATCGATAATGTTCCATTCAGCTTCGGTGTACCATTTGAGAAGTTCTTCTTCGTACAACCCTAATTCTACATTCTTTTTAACAATGTCGTAAAGTTTAGGAGGATCATACTCTCCATATACCTCTTTGCGTAACATACTAACACGTTGTCTTCCGGCTACGTATTGATAGTTTGTATTGTTAATCTCTGGATTTTCGGATTCGTCGATTAAATTAACCATTGCCTTGAGTAATAACTCGTCTATGGTCTGCGTCGACATTCCGTCGTGTAATTCTATTTGTGCTTTGATTTCGATCATTGACGGGCTAACTCCGTCGATACCTTTGCAACCGTATGCTACCTGTCTTTGTATTTTACTAATATCAAGTGGCACTCGTTCGCCGGTTCTTTTAACTACTGTGATCATTTTTGACCTTTATTATTTTATTTTGTGAAAACTGAAACTGCTTAGGATGATATTTACCTGGGGAAAACTATATCAACTATATTTTCGAGGTAAAGTGAATCATCTATATATTGGGCTTTAATGGCCTCTGCACGCTCGTAATTTAATACATCAGCGTCATTCACATATACTAAATTATACAGCCGTGTCTTTGTAGAATCAACCATTGTTCTAACTTCAATTTTATCATTATTGTATTTTTTAGTTAGTTTTAATGTGTAGCCTATCATTAGGGCCAGGGTGAAATCGTCGTATTTGTTTTCTACAATTAAATCCCATGGTGTTGGCCAATTTTTTGGATTGTGTGGATCTACTTTGTGATTGTGAATAACGAGCGGAGCTGTGCTCCAGAACTCGGCTAAAGCGGTGAGAGGATTATCCAGTGTATCTAAATTCTTGCGAAATTCGGACCACTCAGACAATCTCTCGTCTGGTGATTTATGAAACATTATTGAAATTGGCTAAATTTATAACTAATTGTGCCTGCTGCATCTGGGCTGGTATAGCTCAAACTTACAGTGGTTGTAGCTGTATTTAATCCAACATTGAACACTACCCCTCCATCACTGGATCCAGCATATGTATAGGTGTCTGTTATTGTAGCAGTTGTGGTTGCACCAATTAATGCCACATTTATCAGCATTTCGCCTTTTCTTGAAACGCCGGAAGATGACTTAACAACTGAATATTGAACTTTGTATTCTTGATCTCCGGAATAAGGAAATTTAGCCAATACTGTAGATGTTGTTATGTCTGAAGAATAAACAGAGGTATGATCAGTATAGTTCTTTCCGGTAACTAAAGAGTTAAATGTAGCACCGGTTGATGTATTGAGGTCTAAGAATCTTCTAAAATTATCACCAACTGACGTATTTCCTTGACTTAAAAAGTTGATAACAGAGTATCCACTTCCACTATCACCTACGCTTACGAATGTATTATACGAACTTGCATTATATGTAGGTACGGTCGATGTTCCTACATAAATTCCTTCACGCTCGATATTTTCAAATTTATTTCCAGTAATTTTTGTTCTAACTGGTCCTGTTGTATTTCCCAATACAGTAGTTTCTCTAAACACAATACCTTTTCTTAAATTTTTAAACTTAGATCTTGATATAGTTTGGTCGGCAATATCATAATTTGATTTAATACCATAATACAGATTATTAAATGTACAATTATCAATGATTGAATTTGCAGTTTCTCCAGAACCAGCACCTCGTATGTCTATCCCGGCGTATCCGGCATCGCTTGTATTGCCTGAACTGTAAGATCCTGAAAATTTACAATTAAAAATATAAGAATCTTTAGCTCCGTCAAATCTTAGTAGTGGCAATGCATTTATCTTTGAAGTAGATTCACCATACTGTAATGTCAGTCCTATTAGATTAACGCCTGTAGCATTTGTAAACGACGGATCTCCGAATAAGTATCCATCAGAATCACATACTTGAAACAACGATTTAGAAGAATTATCAATTACAAAAACAGTTTTATCTTGTCCGTCACCTATAATAGTTGCGTAAGGCGGGATATACACTGTGTCAGATAATGTATAAGTACCTGCAGGAATTCTTAATGCTACACGGCTTTGTGTCTGTAGTTTATCTGCACTGTATAAAAATAAATCATTGATTGCATTTTGTAAAGTAATTGCTGTTACAGGCTCGTTTGCAATTTCATTAACAAAATCATATACATTAACAAAATCATCCAATTTGGATTGAATTGATCGCAAACCTGCAGATGGTAATGCAATGCCTAACTCTCGACGAGTTGCTCCGTATGTATAAGTGGCGGTTGATAAATTAAACACATTATCATATTGTGTTAAAATACGTGTGCTGCCCGGGCCTATACGACCGCCTTCTGCTTCTGTACCGTTACCTATAAACAGTTGCGGAATGTTTGAGTCCGGATCTGTTCCTGCAACTGCCCATCCAAATTCTCCACTATCAAGGTTAGGTGTGCCTGTAACTTTGGCATCACCTCTACGAACCTGGATCTTTGCAATTTCAATAATAGCCATAAAATATCCTCTATATGGGATATTTATCAGCTAAGAAGAGGTTTAAGTCCTCGCATATTCATTGTATAATACTCTTCGACTTTGTTTAGCCACATGTCCTGATACTT